GAGCTTATTCGCGCACTCAGTCATGACTTCGTCGCACTGCTTGGTGGCGGCGTCACGGGCGGAGGCTAGGTTGCGGATCAGGCCGTCGACCTGGGTGGCCGCGCCGTCATCCATTTCGGGCAACTGTACTGAGGTGGCCGCGCCGAGCAGCAGCGCATCGAATACTAGTACTCTCATGTGATCTCCTTTGATGACTGAGTCGGCGACAGCGCATGGTCTGCCGCTAGGGGTTCGGCTGCGTCCAACGCGGACCAGCGCGATATGGTTGGGAACGATGTTCGACGCGACGGCGTCGTAGGCCTGGCCGTGGGGCGAGGTTCCAGGCGTCATCTCCAGGTCGAAGTCGTAGGCCGCAGAGACCTCCTTGCGCGACCCGGACTCTACCGCCTTGATGGCGTCGTCATCCTGCACCAGGAGGTCCGCCTCGAGGCCGGCGTCTTTAGCTACGACGTTCATAGCCCTACCGCGGTTCACGGTCCGGTAGATTTTGGTGTCGACCATCTTGGAGGGATGGTCGAGGGTGATGGGCACGCCGTTGAAGAGCGGGGCGGCCGCGTCCACCACGGCCTTGGGCCTGAACACGCGGATGAGCTTGGCGGGAAGAGCGTCCTTGATGCCGAGCTCGCTGGCGAGGTAGGGCTGGACGTTGTCCGACGCCGCCACCATCGCCGGGACCAGGAGATAGCCCTCAGGCGTCCGCGACCGGCGCGTGATGGGGGTGGTGTCGTAGGCGGTGCAGCGCATTAGCGAAGCCTTGACCCTAGGCCGGGCATACCATGTAGAAACCCACCGCCGCCGACAGCCTTTCCTTGGAATGGATCTCGTTTGGTACCAGGAAGTAACGTAGCGCCGACCTTGGTGGTCTTGGTGTTAGCACGTCTTGACGCACCCACCCGGGAACCCTCGGCGGCAGGGTTGTAGTTCACATGTCCAGCCTGACCTGGCGCTTGGGGGTTGACTAGCGGTGATTCTTTGCCAGCTTTGTTCGACGCCTCAAAAGCTGCCCGGCGTGTTTCTGAGACCACGCCTACTGCCTGCTTATCAGTCTTCACCCGCTTCGACGCGTTCGCTGCTTGCGTGTGAGCCGTCGCTGCCTGCGAGTGTAACGTCGCCGCGTAGTGGCGTCCTTGCGATGTTAGCACACGCGCGGCTTCAGTATGTGAAGCTGCTGTCATTTCGTGCCCTTGTGACACTGACCCACCCGCGCCCCACCGCCCGCGCTCATCACGTGGCTGGTCCGGGTTGTACGCATCCATGACCCGCTTCGCGATCGGGTTCGTGGCTGACAGCTTCATCAAGGTGCTCATCAGTTCGTCTCTTCGTAGCTCGCAGCTTGGGCCTCGAGCGCGTCGATGTTGACTACCGGGATGGCGTCACAGCGGCAATTACAATCCTCGCCAGGGTGGCACGGCTCACCATCGATGGTCCCGGCCAAAGGCCCTGGCTCGTCCCACCGAAAAGTCCGCCCATGGAGCGCGCGGTGTTCGGTCCGCGTCCGCTCGTCCTGGCTCGTCCACCAGATGTAGGACTCAATGCCAAGATCGTCCTGGCGCACCCGGTTGAACCCAGCGTTCATCTTGTTCAGCTGGTCGCGGGCGATGAGCCGAGCGCGAGCTTCGCCAGACTCGCCCTCACCAATGTCATCGATGAGCGACGACAGCGACTCAGCCCGCTGCCCCGAAGTGAACGCTTGGTTGACCGCGGCGCCGACCTTCCCTAGGAGCTCCTCGGGGATGCTCGTGATGAGCTCGGTGTTCCACACCAGGAACTTCTTGACCTCGCCCGCGATGCGGCCCTCTTGGGTGAGGATGCCAGCGACGTTCACGCCGAGCGAGCGCCGAAGCTCGTTGGCCAAGCGCGTGTCCACACCACTGAGTGCCTTTTGCACTGCGAGCGAGGACCACTTCTTGGCAAGCTGGTCGAGCCCGGCCAGGTGCTTGGCCTTGAGGTCACGCATCGCCCGGTCCACGGGCTCCGCGTCCATGACCGTGGGCCAAGACCCACGGAGCATGCCCGGGAGCTCGGCCTTGCAGACCATGATGGTGTGGTGCACGAGGTCGGAGAGGCGCGACCGGTACCAGAGCTCAGCACTGTGGTCCGGGCGGATGGGCTTGAGACGCCGGCCCTGACGCTTGCGCATCCTCGCCACGTGAGGCCAGGGTTGGATGTGCTCGATGACGTTAAGATGGGGCATCAACCCATCTTCTTTCCCTTGAACGACCGAAGACGAGCAGCCGCCGCGCCAGAAGTACGTGACGCGCGCCAGGCGTTTGCTTGCGCGATGATGGATTCGCGCGTTTCAATTGGTTTGGTCATACTCACAGCCTTGCCGAAGTTGACCTTTCCACCCTGTTCTACGATCTGCGCAGCAGTCCCACGCGCCGGCGTCGCCTTACCACCGAGGAATGAGGACAGTTCTGAGCTCGCGTTCTGTGCGTGCCCGTCTTTGAAGATGTCTTGTGGCTTGCCGGTCTGCGCGGCTTGAACGTGCGCCATTGAAGCTAAGTAGTGCATCTGCGACGCGTGCGAGTATTTAGGTGACGCGTTCATGGCTTCGGTGTGCATTTTAGCAACCGTCCTGTGCTCCTCAGGAGTGCGCGCAGTTTGCGACGCCTTAGTGGCACCTGAACCTTCACCCCACCGGCCGTTCTCGTCGCGGGGTTGGTCCGTGTTGAACGCATCAAGGACCCGGGTCGCGGTCGTGTGCCCTAACCTCGAGAGCTGTTCGATGCGTGTCATGCGTCTCCTTAGTTGTACACAGTGTTGAGGCCAACCAAGAGGCTAGACGTCGTCCTCCGCGGCCGCGGGCTTGAGTACCTCACCCGTAACTAGTTGTTTTTGCACGCCATTCCCCAGCTTCGGCTGCACCGGCAGGCCCGTCTTGGGGTTGATGGGAAGTGCTACCGGGTTGGGCTGCTTGGCCAGCTCCTGGGCCATCTTGACGTCCTTCTTCGCCATGCCGGGGTAGACACCACGGGCGTAGAGGTCGACCGCGATGATGCCCTCGTCGATGGCCCCGATCGCCTGGTACGCGGTCGCGGTCTGAGCCCGCACGAGCTCGGCGTCCGCTGCCTCCTTCGCGCTCTCCTGCCAGAGCGGGTTCCACTCCGACTCGTAATCCTCGGGCATGGTGCCCAAAGCCGACCGCACCAGGAATTGGTCGAGCTCGTCCATAGGCCCATCGAGTGACTCCTCACGCCGAGCCGCCACGTGGTCGTAGTAGTTGCGGGTGTCTGACTCCCCGGTCGCGTTCATGCCCGCAGGGGATTGGCCGAAGAGCCGGGTGAACGGGACGTCGGCCGCACCGCAGACGTCGTACATCAGCTGGGAGTAGGCCTTGTCCACGCCGCTGAAGGTGTAGGGGTGACGCTGGAACTCCTCCGTGTCCTTGTCGATGACCGCGACGCCGGCGAACGACTTGAGCATCGCTAGGTTCATGAAGCGCTCAGCCACCTTCTCAGGGCCGCCCTTGGTGCCGAGGTACTTGCGCAAGTCCGTCTGGCTGATGACATCGATGTTCATTTGGAACATCATCGTCGCGAGGGCCGCGGTCGCAGTGTCGTACTGCTTAAGGTTGTTGATGAGGATCTGGAGCGTCGAGTCGTGCCACATCCCGTTGGCCTTCCACAGCCAATAGGGCAGGTAGCGGCCCTCGAAGCGAATGACCCGCGTGTGGTGCAACCGCACCGCAGACTCCGCCAACAGGTAGTGGGTGGGCATCCCGAATTGAGGCGAGCTCGGGTCAGTGTCGTAGTTCCCATCGTGGGAGCAACGCCAACGGTCCACGACCCGCAGGGCCACGAGGTCGTCCTTCGTCACCTGCTCGAGGTCGATAGGCTCAGCCATGACCTCATCGGTCTGGCTCTTGAGGATGGGGATGATGAGCGCCCCGCCGTAGAGCCGCGCGAGGTTCATTGCCTCGAGTACGCTCTTCTTCACCTTCAGCTTCTTCTCGAGGCGTTTGAGCTGCCTAACGTCGTTGTCCTTGTCCTCGACCCCGTCCCACTTGAAGTCGCGCCATTGCCTGACCATGTCTTCTGGCAGGGTGCTGATGATGCGCCGCCCAAGCCACGAGTGCCTGAAGATGTTCTCGAGGAGGACGCGGTGCTGAGGCGCGACGGTCTGGTAGGTCGTGTACATCCGCTGGTCGCGCGGCGTCCCGATGCCCACCCTCTCGTTCTTGAGCGCCATCTGGCTCATCCCGGTGACGAAGTCACTGAGCCCGTCGGCCCCCTGGACAGGTATCGCGTCCTGGACCGGCTTGTTGGACCTAGCGAGCGCGGCCCCAAACGATTTCACGTGGCGTGGCATAGCGGTTCCTTTCACACCAGGTCGTTCATCGACCCGGCCTTACCTTTGATGAATGGTTCTAGGGCGTACCGGCACTGGTCCGGCCAATCGTCGTGCTTCTTCACGATCTCCTTGAGGACATCACCCGTCCTCTTGTCAACCTTGTACTTGTACGCGCGAAGGTCATGCTCAGCCATCTTGGCTGCCGGGTGGACCACGATCTTCTCGAAGGACCTGAGGAACGAGATGCCATCCTCGACCGACCCCTGTCCCTTCTCAGCACCAATAGCGTCGTACCCAGCGTTGTGCAAGAACGAGATGGTTTCCGGTCTCGCATTGTCGCACCGGAACTTAAGCTCCTTGCTGTTCGGTAGGCGGTCCAGCTGAGCAGGAAGATCAACAGTATCGATATTAAGTCCACCATAGGCCTCCTCCACGTAGAGCCGATCCTTGTACACCCACTGCCGGCCGATGCACGTGGGCGTGGTGCTGAACCCGAAGTCGATGCCGTGGTACGGACCAATCCAGTCCTCGCCCGGCGTGAAGTAGTCGACGACCCACTTGCTCTTGAAGATCTGCGCGTCACTCCTCGACCAGAACTCACCCTCCCAGACGTGGTAGTACTCCTCGGGGTCGGTCCGCCGGAGGTGCTCAGCTTCGTCCCGCAGGACCTTGGGCAGCCACGGGTTGTCCTGCCAGTTGACTTTGATTTGAATCGTGTTGGGCGGTGGGTGGAGCAAGAAGCGTTGGGCGGTCGGGTCCTCTTCTTCGACCGGGTTCAGAGTCATCCAAATCTCAGCGTCGCGAAGCTCACCGTTGGGTCCGGTCCATGGTTTGCGGATGGTGGGGATGAGCACCTTCCAGCTGTTGTCAGAGACCCGCTGTGCCTCCTCCACCCAACAGATGTTGACGCCCTCCATCGACTGGATCTTCTGCACGTTCTGCCAAAGGCCGGCGAAAATGAACTCGCTGCCCGTGGGGACAAAGCGGATGGATGTCTTGTCCACCACCCAACCCCAAAGACCAAGGAGTTGGATCTGCTCATCGAGCAGCGTGTGCACCGACTCACTGATGCTCATCTGGAACTCCCGCGCGCAGAGCACCTTGATCTTACACTGCATCGCGAGGAGGATGAGGACGCGGGCCATGTCCCAAGATTTGCCTGACCCACGACCGCCGTAGATGACCTTATAGCGTGCGGCCTCCTTATAAGGGACCTCAGCCCACTCCGCGAGCTCGAAGTTCACCTCGGCTGTGATCATCTAATGACCTTGCGTCCTGGCTTGCGGGCCGGGGGCTCAGCCTTGGCGAGTTCTTCCTCGACCTCAGGTGGGGTGGGTGAGGGTGCATCAACCGGTTGTCCGTCAGGCCCGACGTGCACGACCTTAGTGCGGTCGAGCCCAGACCCGTGGTGGAAGCTAACGCTGATGGCGTAACCACCGGACCCTACGGAGCCATCTGGGCTTCTGATGTCCATCGACTGGCGCGCGGTCCCAAGGGCCTGGTTGACGACGTACTCGGCGGCCTGCTCTTGACGGGGGTGCTCTGAGTTGGTGAAGACCTCTTGGAGCGTGTTGAGAGCCGCCGGCAGCATCTCCTGGAAGGCCTCGCGCGTGCCGGGTGGTAGCTTGGGGCGGCCAAGTGGGTTGTTGATCGTGCCCTTGGCGAACGGCTTACCACGAGGTTTGCCTTTAGGTTTGTTGCTCCGCGGAATGCGCGACCGCTTACCGAATGGGGCGTGTGAAGCCATCACGAACTCTTTGTGTCGTGGTTGATT